AAAGACATTTCTACCTGTATAGTCACCATCAATCACTTCGATTGATAGCTTGAGATACGATCCAGTCCCTGCCTTATTTATTCCCTCGACAGCCTCAGTGATTACACATTTGTACCACCCTGCTGGCATTGGTTGAAAGGTTGATGATGGCTCTACTTCGAGAGCGTTAAATCCATTTAAGTCCATTTTATTTCTCCTTCTGGTTTGGTAAAAATTGTGCGAAAGGGTTGCCACCCTCAAATGTGAATGGCAGTGGCTCGCTAATATTAAAGCGATTCTTAGTGACGCTCGATGCCTGTGGGAAACACAGGATCTCACGCTCTCCAGTTGAGATGGCACGTTTCTTATCGCCATCTCCTCTGGTAAAGGTCTTCAGTCTGATAAGGCAAACTGCGTCAGAATTATCAGTGTAGTGGGGTATGGACTTCTTGTGCATACGAACACAGTAACGATTGTAGGGGTCCATGTCTGGCAGAGTTAATGTCTCTGTGTCGGCATGACCTATAAACACAACATTCATGTTCATCTCGTAGGCTAGGCTTCCAGCCCAACTTCTGACAAGAGAATGCCGTTCAGCTGCCTGACTAAAACCAGAACCAAATCCTCCACCAGCAGTGCTGATAGACTTAGCCTTGGGATCTTGCTCAACTATCTCTGACTCAATAATTGATGCGAGCTGAGTAATTGAATCGATCACCAGAGTTTTGTGATCGTGCTTCTCTGTTCCAAGAGCCTCAATAGCGTCTAGAACGTCCTGACTGGAAGTTGCTACTGGAAACAGGCTGACGTTGTCATTGCCTACCAGAGAGGCTGTACCGTCTTCTGTTCTTATGAAAACAGGTGAAGGGAACAGACTAGCTAGGGTCGTTTTTCCAAGACCGCCCTCCCCAAAAATTGTCATTATGACTGGTCGTTGCTTGTCTGGCTTCGACAGTGATTTAAGATTTATAGCCATTACCAATCCTTCCCAAATACGAGTGCAAATACCTCGTCTAAAATTTCATCCATAGTTCTCTCCATTTTATTTTCCTTTTTCAGTTGTGGTAAAATAGTAGTGGGGCTCAAAGAGCCTCCACCTTGATTCCAATTTTGCCTTGCTTCATTTCAAAAGCCTTGGCTACCTTTGCCCAGAGCCGTGGCTCTTTGTCAGCAAGATATCTACAGCCAGCCGAATCAGCAGAAACACTGACTTTTACTGGGTGCATATTCTCTGGAATTTTGTCCTTAACTTTATCCCAAACTATCGCATCAACTTTGCGAGACACAGGCTGTGTTAAGGTTACCTTGTGTGCTTCTAGCTTGTGGGAGATTGAGCCTTCACCCTTTGATTCTAACGCTGTGGTGATCTGCTCTTCGATTGCATGACGCCTTGCAATAATGTCTTTTTCTAACGCCTTTACTTCTAGCCATTCGGAGGCAAGTCCATCGATATTGCTCATCGCAATTCCTTCCTTTTTCTCTTTTTCTACTTCTCTCTACAAAAATCGGTTTACAGAAAGATTTGCAGTCTGTAAAGATGTTTTTACACATTTTAAAAAAAAGGAACGAAAATGACTGAATTAATACCAATCGATGACATACGTCATGCGTTGCAGGATCGGAGGATTACAGTCGTTGCTGAGAAGTGTGGGCTGTCCCACCCTACTGTAAAAGGAGTGGCATTAGGCAACGAGCAAATCAGCCTGACAACTTGGAAGAAACTTAGTGAGTATCTGAGGGAGCAAGAATGAAATTCCCAGTCCAAGACTACTGCTCCAAGCTGGGCTGGTTCTTAGTTTCCATACCACCAGGAACCAAAGGTCCAACTAAGTTTGGCTGGCAGAAACCTGAGAGAGCATTGTCAGATCCAGAGCAAGCGAGGCTCTACTATGAAGAGAACCCAAATCACAATGTGGGTCTACTGCATGGTGCGTCTGGAACAGCTGCTATAGACATCGATCATGTAGAAAATACTCAACTGATTTTTGAGTCGCTTGGCATCGACTTCAGCGAACTGATGCAGTCAGCTCCACAAATTATTGGCAGAGAAAATCGTGGCAAGCTCATCTTCAAGGCTCCACCTGATCTCATCACACATAAGATATCGTGGCCTACCAAAGAAGATGTACGCAAAAGTGAAGTCGTGTTTGAGCTCAGAGCAGGTGCAGTCCAAGATTGCCTCCCACCAAGCATCCATCCAGACACAGGTAGACCTTACACTTGGGCAGGTCGATCTATCTTTGATGGTCTTCCAGAGCTACCGCCACAACTCCTTACTCTCTGGAGAGAGTGGGATAAGATACGTCCACAGATGATGGAGGTCTGCCCTTGGAAAAGAGAGCCTGACTTCCAGCCACCTCGTAAGCAAAGACCAAAGTGTGACAGTACATCAGTTATCGATGCCTTCAACGAGGCTCACGATATGCACAGTCTACTGATCGAGTATGGCTATAAGAATACATTCAAGAACAGATATCTGTCTCCAAACTCAACGTCCAAACTCGCTGGGGTTAAGTTGTTCGAGGATGGTCGTGCCTACAGCCACCACGCATCTGATCCATTTGGCAATCACAGTTTCGATTGCTTCGAGCTCTGGCTCCAGTTTGAGCACATGGGCAATACCACAAAGGCAGTCAAGGAAGCTGCCCAGATGCTCAACGTCACTCAGGAACCTGAATACGATTACGATAAAGAAGCCATTGAGCATGGAGCAAAAGTTGCCAATAGCATTCTGTAAAAGTCAGCCAAGACATCTGATGATCCACTAGATACTGTACCTGAACATCTGCTCAGTGTGCCTGGTGTCCTCCAAGATGTAGTCAATCACTACGCCACGACAGCCATTAAACCTCAACCTCAGTTTGCAGTTCAGGCAGCTTTGGCATTCGGCTCTGTGGCAATGGGTCGAAGGTGGGTAACTGATCAACGCAACTTTACCAGTCTGTACTTCCTCAACATTGGTGAGACTGGGTCTGGTAAGGAACACACAAAATCTGTTCTAGAAGATCTACTCGAAGAGGCTGACCTCGAAGAGCTGATAGGTCCAGCAGGATATACCAGTGGTGCAGGTGTCCTATCGACACTGACCAAAAAGCCAACCCATGTATCTGTAGTCGATGAGCTGGGCCGTCAACTTAAAGCAGCTGCAGCAAAAGGAATGCAGCACAAAGCTGATGCCCTAACAGCCATAATGGAAACTTTTGGGAGGCAAGATGGTGTCCTGAGACAACAGGGATACGCTACCAATACTATGAAGAGCTCTGAGGCTGAGAAGCTGGAGAAGGTGGTCAAACGTCCATCTCTAACCCTAGTTGGTATGTCTACGCCTTCAGAGTTCATGCAAGCCATATCAGGTGGTGATGTAGCCAGTGGTCTTCTCAATCGATTCATAATCGTGAAGTCAGAAATCGGTGTGCAGATGTCCCAAGAAAAACGAAGCTCATCTATTACTGATCGGCTCTCGAAGTGGGCAAAGGAACACGCTCACGCAAAAGTTGGTGACCTAGATGCAGGTAACATCCATGATATGCCTCCACATCCAGTCGAGGTTCTGTTTACTCCAGAAGCCAAGCAACTCCTCAGAGAATATGAAGAGAGGTTGGTAGGTGCAATTAAGAAGGAAACAGGATCTGGATTGGAGCCTATGTACAATCGATCCAGAGAAGTTGCCATGCGACTGTCTCTCATCATAGCTCGATCAATGGGTCAGGAGGCAATCGGTGTAGATGCCATGCAGTGGTCAATCGATTATGTTGATCACTATGCCAAGCAGACGATTGAGATGTTCAGGGCTAATATGTCAGAGGGTCCATTCGAGGCAACGTGCAAGGCAATCTATGCCAGAATTGAGAAGTCTGGTCTGGGTGGTATGACAGAGCGTGAGCTCTCAAGAGGTGTCTCAGCCTTCGCAAATATGGATAGACGCAAACGTGCTGACGTTCTCGATGCACTCCAGAACGATAAAGGAATAGAGTGTAGAGATCAAAATCAGGGAGTGAGAGGTAGACCAAGGTTTGCCTACTTTGCTCCACCATTAAATTAAAGGAGAAGCCTAATGGCTAAATGGAACTTAGACAAACTACCAAATAAAGGAAAAACAATGACCAAATATACAAGATCAGAAATCCTCGACACAGCGAAACAATATGTAACAAAACAGCGTGAGGGTGAACACGGTGAGATGCAATCTAATTTTGAAATGATCGGTGAGCTCTGGGGTACTTACCTTGGACACCACATAGATGCTTCTGATGTTGCAGCTATGATGACACTGCTCAAGATTGCTCGCATTAAATCTAATCCAAGTTCAGGAGATAACTGGATTGATTCGTGTGGTTATATGGCGTGTGGTGGAGAGCTGTCGGCAAAGAAGCCAGAGCCAGAGAAGGTGGTTAGATATGAGCCCAAGGGTAATTTGTAATGTTAAATACAGCACTCATGTGTCTCGCATTAAACATCTACTTCGAGGCGAGGTCAGAACCAATTCAAGGTCAGATAGCAGTCGCAGAGGTCACGCTCAATCGAGTCGCTTCACCAGATTATCCAGATGATATCTGTGATGTTGTCCTGCAAGATCCC